AGTGAATTTATTATTATATCGGCAAGAGTTTTCTCATCTATACCGTAATAATTAGACATATGCAAGATATCTGACTTGCCTGTGATTTGTGCTAGGTCATTAGCTCCGAATGTTACGACTGAATACTCCCATAGCTTTAATTCTTTAATTGAATTAATCTTCGTATCTTTGTTGTACTCTTCTTTTATCGGGTCATATCCTATTGACATTTCGGTTATAACACCGTCTTTAATTAATTGATATGCCTTTTTTCCGAAGTCTGTTTTTGATATCTTTGTTTCAGTGAATAAGCCTTTTTCATTCTCGCTTATCGATATCGGAATACCTATCGGCTCATATACGTTATGTTGCCATAATACTTTTATTCTGCTTTTATTCTCTCCGATAGTTTTTGTAAAAGCACCTTTTTCAACTATATCACCGTAACTGTCTTTATTCCCAAATACTGAAGCATAGCCCGAAAAGATTAATAACTCGTCGTCTGCTTTTTCTAATTTAAATCTACTTGATTTTATATTCATTTCTTTCTCCTATATCCTACTGCACATCTGCAGTTAATTCTTTCACTCGCTGAACCGATTGGGTCGCCTGGGTATTCCATTCTTACACCGCCAACAATAAAATAGTCATCAATTCTTATTGCATTACCACTTCCGTATGTCATTCCCGCTTGTTTGTGTGTATCCCGAGTTCTACTATCAGGTGTTGTTATCCAGTACTTTAGCATTCTGTCTGATACTTGTCTTGCACTTGACATTGAACCGTAATTACTCGCTGTAACCGTTTCAGTTCTTGCAATCCTTATTGACCTTGATTTAGTGAACTGGTCTTCATATAATGTTTCAATATTACTTGCAATAACTTGATTTGATAATCCTTCAGCCCAGCCTTTTGATATCTCTTTTTGTAAGACCGCTTTAGTCGTTGCATCTATCTGCCTGATTTCGTTAGCTGTTGTATTCTCTACCCAAAACATTACTTCTGGGTCGTTAGTTGCAAATTTACCCTTTTGTAACTCTGCGAATGTTGCATTACCAAACCGCTTAATTGTTTTATTGAATAAGTTTTTAAATACCGTTTCCCAACTGTTTTTACTTCCGTTTAATGTGAATATTACCGCTATTATCATATCATTCTGTGATTGTGCTTTTTTAATCTTCGGTAGCATTTTCTTTAAATCTTCTCTGAATAATCCTTTAACACCGCTTGCCCATTTTCTATAATATGGATTTCTCTGTCGTTCAAACAGCTTCCATTTTATGTTATTCGTCAACAATGTCATCAAGTCCCTTGCCTAAAATATCGCTATAGTGCATATCTCCGTTTTCTGCCTCGTCATCGCCTAGCATTTTTCTAGTTTCATTTAATGTATATACATCTGATGTCCAGCGCTCTAATGCCATTTTATGCGTTAATTCTGTGCTTTCTTTTAAATACTGAATCTCGCTTATATCATAATCCAACTTTAAATCAGTCGAATATTTAGCACATATGTTTGTATTTAACGCATCTCGCATTACATTCAAGTAATTCGGTATTAACGTATTCTCCCAAAATGATTTCATCGCTTCTTCATAATTTGAATACTGCTGAGCATCTGGTATACCTACTGCCTGCGTTGGTACGCCGAAAGCCCCGCATATTTCAACTCTATTTGTCTTTCGCTGCTCGATAAAATCCATATCAGATTGCGACATTGATATCGGTGTCCATTTCGCATTAGTTGCGTTTAATATCATCGGTACTCTTTTCTTATCCGCTCCCTGATATTCTTTTTTCCACCTATCGCCAAACTGTCGTTTACTTTCTTCTGTTAATCCACCCTCTACGGAAATTAAGCCCTGTGGCATTCCTTTATTCTCAAATTGTGATTTATTCCATTTAACTGCATCGTTCTCAGTATCTATCGTTCTTGCTAACGCCTTAATCGGTGAAAGCCCTTCGTATATATTCTCAGGGTCGTAGAATCTCGACCACATTATCTCGCTTTTATCAAAGATTGTAGATACTTCCGCACCTTGTACTTGATATTTATATCCCTTAATAAACTCTTTTTTATCGGGAATTGGTGATGTTTGGAATGGATATAGTGGTTCTAATTCGCTAGGTACTATTGCGTTATTCAACTTAAAAAATGCTTGTCCTTGAGTCGCTAAGTAAATAGCCCATAATGCAAACATATCAGCACCTGTTAATCCCATTGCTTCATTTGCTGTACCATTACACATATTTAATATGGGATGTTCTTCAATCTCTACTTTTTCACCATTTGTCTTTTGTCTGTATAATCTCCACTGAATACCCGCTATTGAATAAGCTATTTCGTTTACACAAGCATATACCCAAACGGACATTTTATAACCCTCTGAGATATATTTCCTGTTAGAAGTTTCAACACTCCACTTACTGTCATAATTTGAATTTTGAAGATATAAAACCATTTCCTTTTGAAGCCAGTTTTTAAATCCGTTAAATATGCTCATCTTTACTCCCTAATAAAACCATTTTTCATCGTTCATTTCGTCTTCAAATGCGTAACGTATTAAATCAATTAAATGATTATCTTTATCCGTCGGCGTTGGTATCGGCTCACCGTTCTTGTCTTCTTTCCACTTATATACCGTAAATTCGTTAATTGCATTCTGACATTTTCTATCTATAATAATCCTCTGTTGTTGTAACCATTTAATACCATGCTCAATAGAGCCTTTGCCCTTTTTCGCACCTCTTGCATTTAGTCCGTATCTTCGCCATTCTTCTATTGACTTAGGTTCTGAACTATCGCAAGTTACAATCTCGTTATCTATTATCTTTTTAACCATTTTACCCGACTGGTCATTTAATAGCCCTCGCTTGTATATCTCATCTAAGAAATAAATAGTCTTATGCTTTTTATCATAGTGCATTCTTCCAAAAGCGAAAGGGTCGGAGCCAAAGCCCCAATCAGCACCGTTTTTATAATTGTCAAATGTTTCTTTTATGTCTGATAAGTCTTCAACTTCCCAATTTTCAAAGATTCTATTGCCCAATACACCCCAATTGCCTAGTGTGTAAACATCGTAATAGTACTTGTCTGTTTCATTCTCTAAATCTTGAGTATCTTCATATGTTAAATGTAAATTATCTTTATATGTAGTTTTTAGAATTGACAGTTTGTCATTTTCTACATAGTTTTTATCGTCTTCCCAAAGCCCTGCGAAGAAGTCTTTGTATATCCAGTGTGTTTTGTAAACTGGATTAAACAATAATGTTATTCTTTTCGGTACTTCGGACTTCCCTCTTTGTCGTTTGATTAACTCTTTTATTATGTTATGACCGTTAACCTCAGTCGCTTCTTCGATTAATATATCTGTTATCGCTCCATCTAAAGCCCTAACTGATTTTATCTTCTGTACATCATCCAAGCCCCTGAATATAATTTGTCTCTTATTCAGCAAACATGTAATGATTCTATCTGATTTATTTATCTTAAAGTATTTATCTAGTTTCCACTCGTATATGGTTGATATGACTTCTAGCCATACCGATTGTGTTATTGTATTAGCTGTATTCCTGATTACTAAGTAATTTCGCTTACCTTGTATTATGTCGTATATCGTTCTCTGTCCTACTATTGCATATGATTTACCGGAACTTGAGCCCCCGAAGTATATTTGATATCTATGGTTATTATGAAAGGCTTTGTCGTAATATATCTGATTAAATTTATCCTTAGATATCTTTAACTTAATCAATGACAATTTCAATTTCCGCCTTTTGATTTAGTTCGATGTCTTGCTTATCAGTATACCCATAGTTTTTCAGTAAGAATATTACTCCTGCCTTGCCTTGAGTGATTGCCACTTCTTCATAATTCATCATAATCCATTTAACAAATTTACTTATAGTGCCGAAATATTCGTCTTTCGCCTTGTAATTATATATGGTTTGTCGGTCTATTCCTGTATAGTAAGCTAACCCCGCTATTGTTGGCGGTTTGTTATCTGTTTCAAGATATAGTTTATATTCGTCTATACAGTCTTGAAGCTCTTTAACTGAATTAAATGCTTTAGGTCTTCCTGCCATAATTACCTCATAAAAAAAGAACCGCAATTAAGCAGTTCTATATCGGAAAATTTGTCATGTCCTTATCTGCCTTTCGGCTGGCATGCTCTGTTATTATATATATTATCACATTTGTTTCCCTTGCGTTCCCACTCGCTCCCTAGTTTCAACTATCTGGAAATTCCGGATAGTTCAATCCTCCCCTAGTATTCTTTCTATTTTATCCAGCATATCCACTTTAACACTTTGCTCTTTTTTTAAATCCCGCGTCAATCTGTTTATATCGTTGTAGAATCTTGCATACTCTAATGCTTCACTGATTGTGCATAGTAACTTCTTTTCCTCTTCAATTAACTTCATTAACTCTTGTTTTGTATCTTTCATCTGTACCCCCTCATTATTTTAATCCCCGATTTCTTTTTAATCTCTACTCCATTTTTATTGTATTTTCGCTTTATCCAAAACCCTCTACTGTTTATCATAAATATTTCTTGTCCGCGTTTGTTAAGTTTTGTTTTATCCCAATATCCCGTGTTATCTCTTGAATATATTTCGTTTCCTTTTTTATCTCTTTTACAAACTCTCCACGTTCCGTCTTTTCCTACGTCTTCAATAAAATTACCATGTTCATCTCTTTCACACCTAGACCAATAAGCCATTATTTACTCCTTTCATATCACCTCGTATACTGATTTATCTTCTTTGAAAACTTCTGTATCAAATTCATATTCACATTTAGTTAAATACTCTTCCGCTCTTGTTTTTCTCCTGAAGAATGTGCTTTTTGATATATGCAATTCCCGGCAACATTGTCGGTATGGCATTCTTCTAAAATAGAAATAATCAATTACTTCAAATTCATCTATTTTCATTACCCTGAAAGCCATATCTAAACTTTCTTTAGTATTGCAGTAATAACAAATCTCATCTTTGATATGCTCTAAGTGTTCCCCGAATCGTTTCATAGCTCCGTAAGCTGTGTTAAAGGTCGGGTCGCTTATTTGGTTTGTTTTTGATGATTTAACACCCATAGAGTAAGCAGGGAAGTTTGACATAAATTCGTCTTTTTCTTTAAGCATTGTTTCAAGCTCTTGTTTCTTCTTTATTATTATGCTTTCCATGTTCGGGTATTGGTATAGTTTTTCCATTTTTTACTCCTTTAAAATAGTTTTGTCTGCGATAATTCATCTTCTATTCTTTGATTCGCAATATCGCAGTAATCCTTTATCTTCTCAAATCCTATAAACTGCCTTTTAAATTTAATACTTGCAAGTGCTGTTGTGCCTGAACCCATAAACGGGTCGCATATTATATCAGTTTCTTTTGAATAGTTTTTTAATATTCTAACAAATAAATCAACTGGTTTTTGTGTTGGATGGTATCTTGCTTCTTTGTTTTTCATATTTTCTTGTAGCATTCCGTGCCATCTATAATCTATTTTTCTTACAGCTGTCTTGAAAGAAGTCCACGCAAGTTCGCAATCTGCATATGTGTTATTTCCATTCTTTTTATCCCACACAATCCAGCAAGGCGAATTATATAAATACTCTACAAAATAATTACCACCAAAGATTATTTGATTTTTGCTTATTCTAAACATTTCATCAAAGATTTCTTTTGTTGGAATACTTTTATCCCAGTCGAATTTTTTATATTTTTTACTTTTTGTAACACTTTTTCCCCCTGAAGTTCCTCCTCTTGTTACAATAGAAGCACCAATTCCATACGGTGGGTCTGTTACAATTAAGTCAATAGAATTATCGTCTATCAATTTCATACCCTCTAAACAATCCATATTGTATATTTTATTCAGTTCAAGCATTGTTGCTCCTTTAAACTTTTACATACTTTCTGTATCCATTACAGCATTCAAGCATTTTTCTGTATATCTTTTTCCCGTTGCTTTCTTTTACATCCCATAGCTCAACATCTGTAAATCCGTGTTTGCATTCGTTGTATATCTTCTCAGCATAT